GTATGCTACGAACCAATGTGTGTACTCAGTCTTAGACTTTCTAAGAATGCTGGACATGAAGGAGTCCTCACGTCGTAATTCATATGTGTGGTACTTCATATGAATTAGGCTCGACGGAGGGCGTCTAGCACGGCGTTTGGCACCCCAATCTGACCGTTAATGTTTAGATTCTGTGGCGCCTGCAAATTCATTGGCGAATGTGCTACATACGCATTTTGTAGACGTGATACTAAAGCTAAGGCTAAAATTCGGTTTGCTACCCTGATTGGTTCATTTGGTGGCACATTTGGTGGAATATCCATTTGTCGCAGTAAATAGGAACGTAGATCATACCACTGTTGATCATGGTATGAATATGAGGCACCTATATCTACTCTCATCGTATCGTATAAATCATCACTCGGTTGAGCTCGTGTAAACCATTTAACAGTAATGTGTATAATACCTGTATTAACCGCACTGGAGTTGATCACCCGGATCGGGGAACCGACCGGTACGATAAGCTCAACTCCAGCTTCTACTTCCTCATCATCGATGGTAAGTTGGCACGTGTCTGAACCCTCTATCAAAGCTCCCCCTGGTCCTCGGTAATGTGATAGTGTATACCAGATTATGCATGCGTTTATTACGTCTGGATAGTTTGGCATTACAGTTTCCGTTATCTCCAGTTCCTCTGCAGGAACAAGAGTTACTTCCATATCTTGAGCACCCACTGCCATTGGTTGCGGCTCGTCAGCTGCTGTCCTGTAGGGCGTTGCCGGAGGATAAAGAAACTTAACATCAGGCCACGGTAGTGTAAAGTGACGTGTACTCTGACCAGCTCCCGGTTCATTGATAATTCGCGACGCACGTACGTAAGCCTCAGATGTATACGGTAAATCATCGCGCGCTAAAATTGACAGAATTTGAACGTTTGGGGTATAGCCGGGCAAATTGTAGTTAAAATTTATTCCCAGAGCTCCAAGTACAAGATCAAGTCCAGCATAAAAACACGAGCGGTGTTCATCTTGAGTACTAGGTGTTTGCGAGATGGGACGATCGGTCGTAGCATTAAATCTTGTAACAAAAAGAGCAAATCCATCACTAGGTTGAAAGGTTCGGCGGGCGCGAGGATCACGATTACTAGCCAGGCATTCGAGGTAACAAAAAGCACGTGCATAAATCCCTTCCATATTGGTTCCAGATTTTAAC